CTGGTTCAACTCCGTCGAGCGCTTCAACTCGGGGCGCTCGGCCGCCAACTTCCGCGAGAACCGTCATTACCCGCGCGCCATTCTGCTGCGCTGGGAGCCGCTCTATGCGGCCGCCGGCTGGGGCCCTGGCGTGTGTGCCGAGAGGTACAGCCATGAATCTGCCGTTGTGCCATCTGTTGCTCGAACCCGTTTGCATGGCGCCTGCCGCCTGCAGCCGAAACTGGCTGGCTGCCGCCGACCAGTACGCATCGCCGACCATGCGCCAACCACTGATCAAGCGTTTGCCCCGCAAGTTCAAGGTCAAGGGGCCGCGTAGATGAAATGGATCGCCGCTGTGGCCGGCGCCAGCCTCGTCTTCATCGGCGGTCTGGTGGCCGCCTGGCAGCTGGGCTCGGCCACTGCCTACCAGCTGGGTTATGCCCAGGGACAGGCCGCCTCAACCGAGAAGTGTCAGACCGCCCGGCTCGATGCCCTGCAGGCCCTGATCGACAGCACCTCCGACCTCACCTCCGCAGCCCACACGGCCAGCCAACAGCTGGCGCAGACCATCAGCGCTCGCCAGCAGGCGGACGCCAGAACCACTCGGGAGATCCGAAATGCGCTCGCCGCTACTGCTAGCACCCGCGCTGGTTGCGTGTTTGACGATGGCGTCATGCAGCAGCTCGCCGCCGCTCGTCATCGAGCAGCAGAGGCCGCTGCCGGCGGCGTTGGCCGTGCAGTGCCCAGCCCCGACCGAACCGATGGACAACAGCGCTGACGCTGCGGCCGTTGCGCTCAAGGAAATGTATGACCTTTACGGCTTGTGCGCGGGCCGGCTGGTCGACCTGGTGAAGTACCTGCAGGAGAAACGCTGATGGACATGGATTACGGCCTGCGGGTCATCCAGTTCGCTTTCACAACGCTGGTCGGGCTGTATTCGCTGATGGCCGCGCGAAGCTCAAGCTCGAAGGCCGAGGCGAAGGCACTGGCCGACCGGCTCACCAGCCAGGACAACCGCATCCTGGTGCTGGAGCAACGCATCGACCATCTCCCCGATGGACACCAGCTCGCGGAGCTGGCCGGGGACATGAAGGCCATCAAGGCGGAGCTCGCGGGGGTGGCTCGTGAGCTGGCCCCTTTGGCCAGATCCGTCGACCGAATCAATGACTATCTGCTGAACGCGAGGGCGCAATGAACACCCCATTTGCTGACTTCCTACGCCAGGACCAGCGCCTGGTGATGCTGCGCATCCTCTCCGAGCTGCCGCAGTACCGCTCCAACTCGTCGGTCATTGCGAACCTGCTGGGCCAGTTCGGCCACCACCCGAGCCGTGACCAGGTGAAGGGGGATCTGGTGTGGCTGGGCGAGCAAGGACTTCTGTCGGTTGACGATATCGGATCCGTCCTGGTGGTGACCCTGACCGAGCGCGGCGCCGACGTGGCCGCTGGCCGCTCCTCGGTACCGGGCGTCAGCAAGCCGAGGCCCTAAACATGGCGCGCAAGTCCAGCATCGACAAGCTTGCCCCTGGCGTGCGATCGCACATCGAGCGCGCCCTGCGTGAGAACCGTCTCACCCTGGACGAGCTCATCGCGGATCTACACGCCCAGTTCCCCTCGGAGCAAAAGCCCAGTCGCTCGGCGATTGGCCGCTACAAGGTGAGCTTCGACGAGATGTCGAAGCGCCTGCGCGAACAGCAGGCCATGGCCAGTCTGCTGGTTGAGGAGCTGGGCGAGAACCCGGACGACAGGGCCGGAGCGCTGATGGTGCAGTCCATCACCACCCTTACTACCCACGCGGCAATGGGTGCGCAGATCGACGAGGAGACCACCGTCGACGATGTGCGCAAGCTCGCCCGCGCCGCCAAGGACGTGCTGGCAGCGCGCAAGGTCAGCCGGGAGGAGCGCAAGGCGATCGAGCGTGAGGCGCGTGAAGCGCTGCTGGCCGAGCAAGAAACCAAGCTGCAGGAGATGCGTGGATCGGACGGCATGAGCGAGCAGCTGGAGCAGCGGATTCGCAACGTGCTGCTGGGTAAAGCCTGATGAGCAAGGATGGCAATGGGATCTTGAAGCCAACAAGCGCCCCGCGCCTGATCGACCTCGCGGTCGAAATGGAGCTGCATGGCGTGGTGGTGCCACAGGAGATGAGCGACGCCATCCCTGGTGGTGCGGCCGTGTTCCTGCCGTACCAGCAGAAATGGTTCGAAGATCAGAGCCAGATCATGATCGCGGAGAAGAGCCGCCGCACCGGCCTGACTTGGGCCGAGGCCGGGCGCAACGTTATCAACGCCGCCAAGCCCCGGCGCCGTGGCGGGTGCAACACCTTCTACGTGGGCAGCAAACAGGAGATGGCCCTGGAATACATCGCTGCCTGTGCGCTGTTCTCCAAGGCGTTCAACGAGTTGGCCCAGGCCGACGTGTACGAGCAGACCTTCTGGGACGAAGGCCGCAAGGAAGAGATCCTCGCGTACATGATCCGCTTCCCCAAAAGCGGCTTCAAAATCCAGGCGCTCAGCTCCCGGCCAAGTAACCTGCGCGGCCTGCAGGGCGACGTGGTGATCGATGAGGCGGCGTTCCATGAGTCCCTGGAGGAGCTGCTGAAGGCTGCGCTGGCACTGACCATGTGGGGCAACAAAGTGCGCCTCATCAGCACCCACAATGGCGTGGACAACGCCTTCAACACCTACATCCAGGACGCTCGCGAAGGCCGCAAGGACTACAGCATCCACCGCATCACCCTGGACGATGCCATCGAGCAGGGCCTGTACCAGCGCATCTGCTACGTCACCGGCCAGGAGTGGTCGCTCGAAGCCCAGCTGGAATGGCGCGACAAGCTGTATAAAAACGCCCCCAACATCGAGTCGGCCGACGAGGAATACGGTTGCGTACCGAAGAAAAGCGGCGGTGCTTACCTGAGCCGTGTGCTGATCGAGCAGGCAATGGTCAACGATCACTCGATCCGTATTTACCGCTATGAGGCCCCCGAGGGTTTCGAACAGTGGACGCCGGCCATGCGCGAGGCCGAGATCGAGGCATGGTGTGAGGAGAACCTAGCACCCGAGCTTGCCCGCCTCAGCCCGCGCAACCGCCACACCTTCGGTGAAGACTTCGCCCGGCGCGGCGACCTGACGGTATTCACGCCGCTGCAGATCAATCCGACGCTGCGCAAGCGCGTGCCGTTCGAGGTTGAGCTGCGCAACCTCACCTACGAGGCGCAGCGGCAGATCATGTTCTTTATCTGCGATCGCCTGCCGCGCCTTAGTGGCCTGGCGTTCGACGCCACGGGCAACGGCGGTTATCTGGCCGAGCAGGCTGCGCTGCGTTATGGCGCCGGCTTAGTCGACCAGGTGCAGCTCAACCTGGCGTGGTACGCACTGTGGATGCCCAAGCTCAAGGGAGAGCTGGAGGCGTTCAACCTGGAGATTGCCCGGCACCAGACCCGCCTCGATGACCTGCTGTCGATCAAAGTCGACAAGGGCGTGCCCGTTATCGACAAGGGCCGCACCAAGGATCTGCAGTCACAGGACAGCAAGGCCAAGCGCCACGGCGACAGCGCGGTGTCGCTGGTGATGGCCGTGCGCGCCAGCTTTATGGAGGGCGGTGCAATCGAGTTCACCGCGCTACCACGCCATAGCCGCGGCTTCGACAACGTGGCCAACGACGACAACGACATCGACCTACCGGAGCCCTCCGCATCATGGTGACCACTTCCCGAATCCTGGGCCCCGACGGCCAGCCGATCCACCTCGCCGAGATCCGCGAGGCCCAGACGGCGCACCTCACCAGCCTGCACCACGAGGTAGGCAACCACCCCTCGCGTGGGCTCACGCCGAGCAAGCTGGCACAGATCCTCGATGCTGCCGAGCAAGGCGACGTGGTGGCGCAGTACGAGCTGTTCGAAGACATCGAGGAGAAGGACGGCCACGTGTTCGCCGAGATGGACAAGCGCCGCCGCGCGGTGTCGCAGCTCGACTGGCAGATCGTGCCGCCGGATAAGCCCACGGCCAAAGAGAAAGCCGCCACCGAGGCCCTGCAGGCGCTGCTCGCAGGCCTGGATGATTTCGAGCTGATGTTGTTCGACGTGACCGATGCCATCGGCAAAGGGTTTGCCTGCCTGGAGTTCGACGGCTGGCACCGGGTAGACGGCGACTGGCTGCCCAAGGGCATCGATCACCGCCCGCAGACGTGGTTCCAGTTGACCCGCGGTGAGCGCCGCCAGGAGATCCGCCTACGCGGAGCAATGGGCGGTGAGGCACTACGCCCGTTCACCTGGATCACCCACATCCACAAAGCCAAGAGCGGCTACCTGGAGCGCTCGGCGTTGTTCCGGGTGCTGGTGTGGCCGTACCTGTTCAAGAACTACAGCGTGGGTGACCTGGCCGAGTTCCTAGAGATCTACGGCATCCCCATGCGCGTGGGCAAATACCCAGGCGGCGCCACCGAGAAGGAGAAACTGACCCTGTTGCGCGCCCTGGCCCAACTGGGGCACAGCGCGGCGGGCATCATCCCGATCGGCATGGAGATGGACTTCCTCAATGCCGCCGAGGGTGACCCCGCCGCGTTCAAGTTGATGATCGACTGGTGCGAGCGCACCCAGTCCAAGGCCATTCTGGGCGGCACGCTCACCAGCGGTACCGGCGACGGCACCAACACCAACGCCCTGGGTAACGTCCATAACGAGGTGCGCCTCGATCTGCGCGACTCCGATGCCAAGCAACTGGCCGCGACCATCAGCCGTGACCTGATCTATCCGATTGCCGTGCTCAACGGCTTGGCAGACAACTGGAAGCGCTGCCCGCGCCTGGTGTTCCCCACCGACGAACCGGAGGATCTGAAGGCCTACGCCGATTCGCTACCGCAGCTGGTCAAGCTGGGCTTCAGGATTCCGCGCCAATGGGCCCAGGAGAAAGTGGGCATCCCCGAGCCGGCCGAGCAAGAGGACGTGCTGCAGCTGCAGGTCGAGGCATCGGCGCCGACCGAGCCCGATCAGCCTGCAGGCGTTGCGGTGGCCACCGCACAACAGAAGCCAGCCACCACCGCCGCGCAGCGCCTGGACGATGACCTGCAGCCCATCACCGGGCAATGGATCGCCCGGATTCGCCAGCTGGTCGAGCAGGCAGAAAGCCTGGAGCAGATCCGCGACGGCCTGGCGCAGCTGCTGCCCGACATGAGCATCGAACAGTACGCCGAGGCCATGGCGCAGGCGCTGGCCGCAGCTGCCCTGCAGGGGCGCCTGGACATCGTTCAGGAGGCAGCAGGTGCCCGTTAGCGCTACCTCGCTGCCGTTCCAGGAACAGAACGAGTTCCTGCGCCGCAAGCTGAATCTGCCCACCAACGGCTGGACAGATGTCTACGGGCGCGAGCACGACTACGCCTTCACCGTGGCCGGCGCCAACCGGGACGAGCTGGTGGCGGACTTCCACCAGGCCGTGCAGCGCGCGATCGAGGGCGGCACCACGCTAGAGGACTTCCGCAAGGACTTCGACCGCATCGTCGCGAAGCATGGCTGGAGCTACAACGGCGGCCGCAACTGGCGCTCGCGGGTGATCTACGAGACCAACATGCGCAGTAGCTACATGGCCGGCCGCTACGAGCAGCTGATGGCCGTGCGCGAAGAGCGTCCGTTCTGGCAGTACCTGCACAGCGATGCGGTGGAGTTCCCCCGGCCGTTGCACGAGGCATGGAACGGCATGGTGCTGCGCTGGGATGACCCCTGGTGGCAGCAGCACTTCCCCATCAACGCTTGGGGCTGCCAATGCAGCGTCCGGGCGCTGAGCATGGATGACCTGGTGCGCATGGGTAAGACCGGGCCGGACACCGCGCCGCCAATCATCTGGGAGGAGCGCACCATCGGCCAGCGTAGCCCCCAGGGCCCTCGCACAGTCCAGGTGCCGCAGGGCATCGACCCTGGGTTCGAACACATCCCCGGCCGCTCGCGCCTGGAAAGCCAGGTGCCATTGCCGCGTGAGGGTGAGGAACTCATCCCTGCCACCGCGCCCGGCCTGCCCAACCGCTTGGCCGACGACCCTTTGCCGGCGCCGCGCCCGTTCGATGCCGACCGGCTACTGCCCGACAACCTGACCGATGTGGAGTACGTGCGCCGCTATCTGGCGGAGTTCGGCGGCACGTTGGAGCAACCCGCGATCGCGCGAGACGTACTCGGCGAGCGCCTGGTCGTTGGGAAAGAGCTTTTCCTGGAGCGCAAGAGCGGCGAGCTGAAGGCCAACAAACGTGGCCGGGGCAAATGGCTGCCGCTGCTGGCCGAGGCGCTACGAGCGCCCGACGAGATCTGGACCCGGCTGGAGTGGCTGGGCGCCTTGGGCAAGGCGACGGTGCGCCGACGCTACCTGGCGCGCTTCGAGATCGAGGGCGAACTGGCACCGGCGCTGGCGGTGTTCGAGGTAGGGACGGATGGCTGGGTTGGCGTGACCACATTCCCGCCGGCGGCGTACCCGGCCTATATCGACGGACTACGCCAGGGCGTTCGCCTGTACCGCAGGCAATGAAAAACCCGGCGCTGCCACACCGGGTTTACCGCGAACGTAGGATTGGAGGCCCTGGCAGGAGCTGCTCGTTCGATCGGCTGATTCCAGTATAGGAGCATCAAATGGCAGGGGCCACTCTAGAGTTCGACGCCGCAGGCGCCCTGGCGGTGATCAACGAAGCCGCGCTCGCCATGGGCAACCCGGAGACCATGCTGCGCGACATCGGCGAGTACCTGCTGATCGCCCATGACCGCCGCTTCGCCAGCCAGACTGCTCCTGACGGCACGCCCTGGCAGCCGCTGTCGCCGGCCTATCAACGACGCAAGCGCAAGAACCCGGACAAGATCCTGGTGCTCGATGGCTACCTGAAGAACACGCTGCGCTACCAGGCGCGCGGCGACGAGCTGGTGTTCGGCACCAATCGCAAGTACGGCGCCATCCATCACTTCGGCGGGGAGATCGACATC